TGGACCATAGGGATTGGTAGAAACCTACAGGATGTAGGGGTTTCGATGGATGAAGCGGAGTACATGCTAGCTAATGATATTGATGTAGCCGTAGGTGAATTGCAGCGTACTTTCGATTGGTTCGAAGGCCTTTCTGATGCAAGACAGCGTGTTTGTGTCAATATGTGTTTTAATTTAGGTCTATCTAGACTACTTGGGTTCAAAAAGTTTATTGCTGCAATGGCAATAGGAGATTGGAAAACGGCTGGTGTTGAAATGCTTGATTCAAAGTGGGCTAGGCAGGTCGGAGCTAGAAGCACACGGTTAAGAGATTTGTTATTGGAGGGCTAAGTGGCATACCTAAAGTTAATATCTTTTAGTGGTATCGCCCCACAAATTTCCCCCAGGCTTATAGGGGAAACTATAGCTCAGACAGCTGAAGATGTTATCTTGGACAGTGGACGTCTTGTCCCCCTTCGTAATAATACGGATGCTTATACTTTATCTACTACTGGTCAGAACTCTATTGCTAAATATGAGACGGGCGGTAGTGATTACTGGCTGGAATGGGCGGATGAAGGGGTTGATGTAGTTCTCGGTCCCATTGCTGGAGATGCCACTGACCGTGTGTATTGGACAGGAGAACATGGTTCTTTTCCACGTATGTCTAATAATACATTAGTTAGGGGTGCGGCTATTACTAACCTATTCCCCATAGCCTTTGATAGCGCAAGTGCTTCTATTGTCATAGTAGCAGACGACACTATTACCCTTACTGAGCTACAGTATAATAGTTTATCTACTGCTACCCCTGTCACTTATACTGCCGTAGGAGGTAGTGCTGTTGGGGGACTTACTAGTACTACGGTTTATTATGTTATTAAAGGTACTTCCCCCAAGATTCAATTAGCTACTACAGCATCTAATGCAGTCGCGGGGACTGATATTGACCTCACGGCAGTAGGAGTTGGGGGTGCTCATACCCTTACTCTTGCAGGTCGCTATCCAAGAGCTTCCTATCGCTTAGGGATCCCTGCCCCCGAGCTCACTATAACGACTGCGACTACTGGTACTACTGTTTATGGGTCTGCCTTTGCTTTTAACGGGGCAAGCGCTGTTACAGCTGGCGCTGACACTATTACTCTTACTACAGCACAGTACGATAGTTTATCTGTTGGAGACGTGGCTCAGTATAGTAATGGGGGTGGTACTACAGTCCAAGGGCTTACTAATGCGACCTTTTATTACATTATCAAAGGGACTTCTCCCGCAGTTAAACTTGCTACTTCTTTAGCAAACGCGACTGCTGGAACTGCTGTTGATATTACGGGCGATGGCGCTGGTGCTTCTCATAGTCTTACTCTTGCAGATGACAAGACTCAGATTCAATACAGTACATCGTATGTGTATACCTTCGTGTCTGCGTATGGAGAAGAAGGTCCTCCTTCTGCAGCATCTCTTGTGTTCGATAAGGTCGATGGACAAACGGTAACTGTATCTAATATGAGTACGACTGCAGGCACCGCAGCAGGGCGTACTCACACCAATATCACACATAAACGTATATATCGCTCGAACACAGGTTCTAATACCACAGCGTTTCAGTTTGTTGCACAAGTAACTTTAGCTACTACTTCATATAATGATGCCACCGATAACTCTTCCTTGGCGGAACTTATTCCAAGTACCTACTGGATTGGCCCTCCGAATGAAGTAACGGCCGATTACCCCAATGGCTCTATGGCAGGGCTCACTGCTATGCCTAATGGAATCTTTGCTGGATTCACGGGCAAACGGTTATGTTTTTCAGAGCCTTATTTGCCTCATGCATGGCCCGTGGCCTATCGCGTAACGATAGAAGAAACGATTGTTGGGATAAAAATGGCGGGGCAAGGTCTGGTAGTTACCACTGAAGGCACTCCGTATATTGTTGCGGGTACTGATCCACAGTCCATGAGTCTTGTCCGTATAGAGGCGGCTCAGGCTTGTTTAAATAAAAATTCGATGGTGGATATGGGTCCTTATGTACTGTACGCAGGGGCAGATGGCCTTGTTGCAGTATCTGGTACAGAAGTAGATGTAGTCACGGAAGGACTTGTTTCCCCTGAACAATGGAGAGCGGATTACTACCCAAGTGCATTACGCGGATTTCTCTGGGAAGGACGTTATGTAGGGCTGTACACCAGCGGTAGTAATTACGGCGGGTTTATTTTTGACCCTCGAGGAGACCAGCAGAATATTCTGACTACGTTATCCCAGACTAGTGCAACGGATGCTTCGGGTGGGTTTACTGACCCGGACGATAATGAGCTGTATGTTATTGTAGAGACTGGGTCTGGCCCCAGGATTCAGAAGTTCCAAGGTGCTACCAGTAACAAGACATTCACCTGGAAAAGTAGAGAGTATGTGCCGGAACGACCTGCTTCTATGTCTTTCCTTAAAGTAGATGCTGAAGCCTACCCTGTAGTGGTTAAGGTGTATGGAAACGGTAGCCTTATTTACCATGCTACGTTTGCTGCTGCTGGTAGTGTGTACACAGTAACAGGAACCAGCCCCAGTTTTAGTGCAGTTACGATATCTGAGCCCGTAGTTAGGTTGCCCAGTGGCGTATACAAATCGTATGCAATCGAAGTGCAGTCCGCTACTGTAGTAAATGAGGTATGTATTGCCGAATCTATAGACGAATTGAGAGGGGTTTAAATGGCTACAACCGGTACTAAAGTTCCCTCCCTATATAAAGTCCCTTCTACCGCAGACCCGGAGCTAAAACAGTTCGCCGCATCTGTTAAAGAGGCTCTGGAGGTACGGCTCGGACGTAGAGGTGATCCTAAAGACCGTGCGATCACGCTCCGTGAGCTTATAGATAGTGGGCTAGCCAAAGAACTTCAAGACAATCCATTTGACCCTAACACTGGTACTGGGGCTACGGACTTTGAGCCTAACACATTTACCAGCTCTACTATTCCTCCTACACCTACAGGGTTTGACGTTTCTGGGGCGTTTACCAAGATTATAGTGAGCTGGGATAACCCTCAATATAATGGTCTCGCCTATACTGAGATATGGCGGCACACGAGTGATGATGTAGCTTTAGCAACACGCGTAGATACCACCCGCGCCTTTGTTTGGGCGGATACAGTAGATCCCGGTGAAACCTATTTTTATTGGGTACGGCACGTTAGTAGTTCTGATGTAATTGGAGCATTTAGTCTTTCAGACTCAACCACTACAGCGAAAGTAGATGCTAGCATTATTCAAGATGCAGTAATTACGGGGCAAAAACTAGTAGACGCGGCTGTGACTGCAGCGAAAATAGCAGGAGGAACAATCACAACGTCACAAATAGCGGCTGAAACTATAGCGGCTGGTAATATGGCGGCAGGTTCTATTACAGCTGGTAATGCTGCATTAGCAAATGCTTCTGTTCTAACCGCGAAAATTGCAGATTCACAGATAACTAACGCTAAAATTAGCGATTTATCCGCGGATAAAATCAATGCAGGCACATTAGCTGCAGCCCGCATTGCAACCGCCTCTTTAGACGCTGCCAAAATAACCACAAATACTTTAAATGTAGCCGGAATAGCGATTGATGGAACGATGGGGGCAATGCAGGCTTCTTCCGGTGTCTATACATTTAGTAATACTAATATAGGTAATTCTCCGCAGGCGTCTTATTACGCTCCAGAATCTATATGTACACCTATAGCTTTAACAATTCCTGTAACAGGCTCAGCAGCCGCTAAGTCTTTTTTAATACGTCTTTCAGCTATTCCGGGCGGATCAATTGAGTCAGCCGCAGCTGTTACTTCAGTCAACTTTAGTACGCCAAGTTATACCACTGCCTCAGGGTTTTTGTATGGAAATCAAACTGCAATCGTGGTTCAAATAGGTTGGGCTGCAGCTTCCTACGGTACTAGTTTAGCTTGGAACGCCGCACCTTTTTATTCGAGTGGTACTTTACAAGCCACTTATGCCAGTCGCTTTGATTATTCTGTTATGGCCGTACCTATAAGCCTTGCACTGAAGCTTACTGTTACAACAAGCGACAGTAGTACAACCCCTCTTTATATTTATGGGTTTGCGGGTCTTTTCGGTGTTAATAACCCATCACTGTCGTACGTTTTATCTGTCGAAGGATTGTACAGGTAATGGATATAAGTATTTATTTAAAATCTACAGGGCAGATAGTTTCTACGAGGAATATAAATAATGTGTCTGAAATATCTCATTTAGAAGACGAGTATGGTTATGTAGAAGGAACACATAATCCTATATTTGAGAGATTTGATGGCTCTAATGTGGTGGCTTATACCCCTCCTTATGTCTCTGGTACTAACACTCTTATCGTTAGAGCAGAAAGAGATAAGCGGTTAGCAATGTCTGATTGGACACAAGCACCTGATAGTCCATTCTC